ACCTACAATGTTGACAGAGGTGGCTCATACGCTTTCTATCACAAATTTGTTGGAGAGGTGGACATCACCGCTTCTGGATCTTGGGTGGCTTGTGATGTCGGGGTTGGAGTTTATGTCAACGGAGTTCTGAAGAGTACCATATCTTTTATGAACTCAGGCAATCCGAGTGCTACTATTTTCACTTTTGATGACATTCGTTCTGCTACGATTGATGTCAAGTCAGGAGATGCAATTACGCTGAAACTTGAATCTGTGGTTGGTATAGAGACCGGGACATACAACACCTATCCAACCTACCTGACCAATGCTGATTTTGATTTGACGAGTACCGATGACTCACAATTTTACAACGGCTTTTATTCACGAGCATTTGCTCACGGGTCTGCCGTAGATTTCACTCAGTTCTTTGGCAAACAAAAGCAGAGCGAGTTGTTCTTGGGATTGTGCAACCTTTTCAACCTTTACATTGAGGAGGACTATCTCTCAAGCAAAACTCTTCGCATAGTTCCAAGAGATGAGTTCTACAATGGGAACAATCTAAACTGGTCAGCCAAACTTGACTACTCTCAGCCTTACTCTATCATCCCAATGGGAGAGGTTGTTGGCAATCCATATCTCTTCTCCTACAAACAAGCAGGAGATGTTGAGAATATCCGATATCAAGACCTTACTGGTGGGGTTTATGGTGACCGCTTGATTCGCATTGCCAATGATTTTGTCAAAGAAGAAAAGCGAATTGAGATTCCATTTGTTCCTACTCAACTCTATTCTCAGAATGGTCGTTATTACTCTTGGATAGAATATGAATCCAACAAGGCTTCTGAACTCCGTTTGCTTTACTACGGAGGATTAATTGGATGCTCTGTTTATTATACCCGAAATCAAGGCGAGTCATTGACTCAGAATGCCAAGTATTTCTACCCATCAACCTTGCACATTGACTCGATTTCCAATATGCAGTTTGATCTGTCATTTGGAATGCCATTTGAGGTCAATCTTCCTGCTGGGATAGAATACACCAATCAGAATGTTGGGAATATCTATTGGTACAGAACAATCACCGAAATAGCTGACAAGAACTCCAAAGTGTTCAGAGGTTATTTCCGAGTGACTCCAAAAGATTGGGCAACTCTGAGATTCAACGACAATTATTTCTTTGAAGGTCAGTATTGGAAACTCCTAAAAATATCGGACTACAATCCTTTGGCTGATGGAGTGTTTGAATGCGAGTTCCTTTTGAGCAAATATATTGAACCCGTTCAAGCGGTCAAAAAAGGCGTAGGAACGAACTCTTCTGATACTTATGACAACAAGTACCCGATTGTCACTCAAAAGCCAATACAAAGCACTGGAGGAGTCGTTATCGGAGGAGGAAACGATACAGATGAGCAAGTCATAGTTGTAGGAACTGACAACAATGTAAACGGAGAGCGAAATGTGGTTCTTGCTTCAAATGCAACTTATGTAGCACCGGGTCTTGACAATGTGGTTGTGATAAACTCCGAAGGGCTAACCCCAACCGAGAGCAACACGATGTACTATGGCAACTACAAGGTTTGGTCTACTTTTGTGAGTGCTGGTAAAATCACCTCAATCACAGATGCAGATTCTCCATATTCGGTGCAGTTAGAAGATTGGTTGATTCTTGCCGATACAAGTGTTGCATCAATCAGCATCGTTCTTCCTTCCACAACCGGAATAGAAGGCAAACACTTTGTTGTCAAAAAAACATCACCTTCTCACGGGGTTACGATAACCGCAGGAGATGGCTCTGTCTTAATTGATGGAAGCACTACCTACACAATGAACTCAAACTACGGAATTGTATGGGTCGCAGCGAATGGCGGTCAATACTGGACAATAGGCGAACACTAAAATGGCAACGATAAAAACAGCAGTAGATATTGACATCAAGGTTGATGGTCAAACAAGCGTACAACAAGCAGCGACTGCATACGAAGATTTAGGAGATGCGGTTGCGAAAACCCAACTCAAAGCAGAAGAACTTGCTCATCAATTTGGCATCAATGACGCTCGTACTCAAGAGGCAATCAAAGTTGCTGCTCGGTACAAGCAAGAGATGGAAGAACTTGACTTTGCCATTCAAGGTGCGAGGGGAGGAACTGAAACATTGTTTAGAGCATCTCAAGCCGTAGTAGGTGGATTTGAGGCTGCTGCTGGTGCTGCTGCTTTGTTTGGAAATGACTCCAAGGAATTGGAGAAAATCCTCGTCAAGGTTCAAGGAGCAATGGTCTTCTCACAAGGTTTGAAAGACCTGAAAGAATTTGCACCTGCCGTGAAGCAACTTGGAACACAATTCAAGAATCTGATTCCAACTCTTCGCACAACTTCCGGTCTTCTCAAAGGACTTGGAATTGGTGCTTTGGTTGGTCTTGTTATTACTTTCAAAGACAAAATTCTTGATTTGCTTGGTCCATTGAAAGGCTTGGTTCAATCCTTAACTGATTGGATAGGCTTGACATCGGAGGCAGAGAGAACAATGGAGTCAGCATATTTGGCAGCCGAGAAACAAGCAGACGCAATCCAAAGGCAAATTGACCTCCGTACTGCACAAGGTGCATCAGAACAAGATTTGTATCAACTGCAAAAGCAATTAGCACAAAAACAGTTGGAAATGGCAAACAATATGGCTGCTGAGGATGATGAACAACGCAAAGAAAAAGAGAAAGCCATTCTTGATGCCAACAATAGGATTTCGGTTGTAGAAGCAGAGCATCAAACTCATCTGAGAGAAATCAGAGAAGAAGCCCGACTCAAAGAACTTGAAGAAAGACAAGCAGCAGAAGAGGCATTTAATGAATTGATGGCTCAAGTAAACGAGGATGCAGCACAAGAAATCAGAAATCAAGCCTCACGAGATGCTTTTGAACGCAACAAACAAATCACCGAGCAAGAGAAGGAGGCTTTGAGAATTGTCAATGAAGCAACCGAAAAAGGGCTTTTGACTCAAGAACAAGCATCAGAAGAAACTACAAAAATTGCCGACTTGGCTAACAAGCGGAGATTGGAATCTGACAAGCAGTATTTGACCGACAAACGCAATATGCTGATGGAACAAAGAGAGTTAGAAATCAAAACTGCTCAAGACATCGCACAAGGTTTGTTGTCAATCAATGAACTCTTTGCAGGTAAGGAAGCAAAATCACAAGAGGCAGCATTCAAACGAGCAAAGGCTCTGAACATCTCTGTTGCCACTATGGATACTTTTGTAGGGGCGCAGAGGGCATACAACTCTCAGTTGACTTTGACTCCTGATGCACCAATCAGGGCTGCCATTGCTGCTGCTGCTGCCGTTGCTGCTGGTCTTGCTCGTATCAAACAAATTGCAAGTCAACAATTCTCTACTTCATCTTCTGCTGCTTCTGTAAGTAATGCAGTTGGAATCACCGCACCTACGAGAACTTTCCAAGCCTCTCAATTAGGGCAGGACTTTACTGGTGACCGCAGGGTTTATGTAACCGAGGGAGACATCACCAAAACTCAAAGAAGAGTTCAGAACAACCAAAGGGTTTCCGTGATAGGAGGCTAAAACACAAAAATTGCTAATTAAAAGAAATGGAACTTCCAATTTACAAACTGATCATCAACCCAGAGGATGAAACCGGGGTTGAGTTCGTTTCGCTTGTGACCAAACCAGCCATTGAGCGTGACTTTCAATACTTCAACGAACAGAAGAATCAATACCGCTTTGAAATCCAAAACGAGGAAAAGAGAATCATCTCAGGTGCAGCTATGATTGCCGACCTTCCTATCTACCGCTACGATGACCAGCGTGGTGAGTACTATGTGGTGTTTGACAAAGAGACAATCTTTGAAATCGCCAAGAAATGGGCGAAGCAGGACAAATACGATTCGGTGAACATTCATCACGATGTGCCTTCTCACGGGCTTTCTTTGTTTGAGTCGTACTTGGTAGACAAAGAAAGAGGAATAATGCCTCCAAAGGGCTACGAAGAGGTAGCAGATGGATCCTGGTTTGTTTCCTACTTGGTGAATGATGACCAAATTTGGGAACGAGTCAAGAATGGTGAGTTCCGAGGGTTCTCTGTTGAAGGCATATTTGACTTTGATGTGACTACCGAGCAGAAGGTTGAGGACACTTTGTTCCGCAAACTCAAGGACATTGCATCCAAGTGGGATGGAAAAAACTAAGCCAAAAAACAAATAAAACTAATTTATAATAGTATGAACTCAAAAGAAGTAATTCAAGAGATTCGGACTTTGCTGGGATTCAGCGAAGAACCGAAAGCCGAGATTGAGATGGCATCCGCTATGCTCGTTGACGGCACAGAAATCCAATGGGAAGGTGAATTGGCAGTAGGTGTTGCCATCTTTGTTGTTACAAACGAAGGTCTTGTTCCTGCTCCCGATGCTACCCACGAAGTTGAAGGTGGAATGTTGGTCACTACCGAAGGTGGTTTGGTGACTGAGATCGTAGAACCTGCTGCTGAGGTTGAGGTTGAAATTGAAGCAAAAGAATTTGCCACAATGGAAGCCTTTGAAATCGCAGTTGCTGAACTCAAAGCAGCCATCGCTGATTTGAACTCCAAAGTAGAAAAGTATGGTGAGAAGTTCTCCGCTCAATCCGAAGCCGTTATGAAGGCTGTTGATTTGGTAGAGGCTATCGCTGAACTGCCTTCTGCTGAACCCGTAAAAAAAGAAGAAGTCAAAATGAGCAAGAAAGAGGCTCAAATGGCTAACATCGTAAAAATTGCACAATCACTTAAAAAATAAATAAAACTATGGCATTCAATGTTACAGGGTTGACTAACTATGTCAACGAGCAAAACACCGACATCCTCATCAAAAGTTTGTTCGGTTCTAAGACCGCTTCTATGCTTCAAGCAGCAGGTCAAGTTCAAGTAGGTGTTAAGAGCGCAGAGGCTTTGAACATCTTGTCTTCTGATGTGTATTTCCAAGCCGATGGCTGCGGTTACACCGCTTCTGGAAACACCACTTTTTCTCAGCGTACCATCACAGTTGGTAAAATCAAAGTTGAAGAGACCTTGTGTCCCAAGACTTTGGAAGCAAAGTGGATGCAAACCCAAATCGCTGCTGGTTCTCCTACTGCCGTTCCTTTTGAACAGCAAATCAGCGAGAGCAAAGCTTCTGTAATTGCCAAGCAATTGGAAGTTGCTATGTGGCAAGGTGATACTGCTACTTCTAACACTAACCCCAACACCAACAAGTTTGATGGCTTTGTCAAAATCATTGACGCTGCTTCTGCTTCTACTATTTCTGGTAACACCGGTGCAGTTACTGCCGTAACTACTTCAAACATTGATGACATCTTGGATGCAATCTACGCTGTTATTCCTGCTGACATCGCTACTGCTGATGACTTGGTTTGCTGGGTAGGTATTGACACCTATAAGAAGATGTTGACCAACTTGAAGAACGCCAACTTGTTCCACTATGTTCCCGATGCCTCTACTGAAATGGAGATGGTATACCCCGGAACTAATGTGAAGGTTGTTGCCGTTGGTGGTTTGAACGGAACTAACCGTATGTTTGCTGGTCGTTTGAGCAACTTCTTTGTTGGTACTGACTTGGCTAATGAAGAGGAGGAATTGAAATACTGGTACAGCCAAGACAACGATGAAGTTCGCTTCCGTATGACTTGCAAATATGGGGTGCAAATTGCATTTCCTGACCAGTTGATTCAGTTCACTTTGGCTTAATTCATAAAAGGATAGATTATGGCTTGTTCATTAACCCAAGGCTT